TCAATCTTTTGTGTCATTATCTATTTTTTTCACCTTCTTTTTTGGGGGGTTTTGTGTTTCCAAAAAATCCATTAGTTCTTTTGTTGATCCCACAAACAGGTTATTTGTCGGTCCTCCCGGTGCCTTACCAGGATCATTGATAATATCAAGGTTCTTAATCTCTCGTTTTGTCTTATGAATACCCAAAAGGTCTTTACTCGTTTCTGCAAGTTGTTTCATAATCAACCCAACAACCTCGTAGGCTCTTGGATGATCTGAGTTTTGGGCGACATTTAGGATGGCTTCTAGTGCCACACTTCCTTGTGTAATCACTTTCTGTAAAGTATCTCTCGCAGTATCATAATCCTGTGTGGAATCAGCATCGTCATAATCTACTTTTTTTACTAAATCTGAAACCACATCTTCGGCTGTCGCTAATTGTTTATCATNATCACTCATGGAGTATCCCTTCCTGNTCCGTCAATACCATCTATTCCGTTCATACCAAATACCCTGATTNCNGTATCNTANGTAAATGNTCCACCANCNGTAACANCCAANGGATTTGGTGTAATGGTAACTTTACTCAAGGCACCTGTCTGAACATTAGCACCAGTGGTCCCGTCTGCATAATTAAATGTGGAAGCAACAGGACCGTTTTGGTCAAATATTGTTGCAATGGACTTTCTAATAATACCTGTTTCTGACACAGGAGCATACATATACGATTTCATACTAAAATTAAGGGTCCATATCAACGATCTTCGGGTCTGCAAATCACCCTCAAAATCTTCCTCTGAGGAAACAGATGTTAATATAATAGGAATATCTACTTTTTCGGCAAAATCTGGAATTAAGTTTGCTGTCAAAACAAAATCAGGTGCAAAGTACGGAAGTATTTGTTCTAAAATCTGCAATCCGTCATCGGTTGTTTTTGTCATAATATGTAATGAATATTCTAAAGTATAAGGAACTTCCATATACTGTGAACGAGCAAGCTCAGGGTTTGCACTTGATTCTCTAAATTTACGAATCATACTGTTTTGCTTACGACTCGTATCATAATTAATGCTGTCAAGGAAAAACCCCATGCGAGGTAAAATAACCTCAAATTCTGGGACACCTGCATGTAATGATGATTCCCGCAATCGTCGTAAAGACTTTTCCTTACTTGCATAGGCAAGAGGTACTCGGATGCGTTCTAATTCTACCCCCGCCGCATTTTTACGGGATACAAACACATTATTAAATAAGGTACCCAAAACAATAGTCATTTTTCGGATTGTTTGGTGATAAAATACTTGTGAAAACATTATACGACTCCATCACTAAACGGATCAACTTCAGTCCAATCAACAATACTTTGTCCGCCAGTTTGTAGTGAAATGTTATCAGCAAACGGATCAACAGGAATATTGATAATTGATGTGGCACCAGATATAACACTATATGAAGCACCGGACGCAACACCAACCAAAGTAGCACCAACCGCAGCTGTACCACCAAAGATATTAATTGACGGTGCAATATAAGAAGATACATTTGCTGTCATTGACGCAGTTGCCAATGAGGTACCTTGATATACAACTTCACCTATCTGATATGTACCACTTCCAGTTGTACCCAAAATAAGTGTTTGGACAAAACTTTCAGCTGAGGCACCCATCGCATCTACAGCAGTAATACCCGAAGAAATGGTTTCCTGTGAGTACTGGAACAGTTCGCAAGATAATTTATAAGAAAATAATTTCGCCATTTGATAAAACGGGTTTTCGTGTTCTACAAATTTTATCTCAAACAAACCCTTGGTCAAAGGAAAATATATCAAATCCCCTTCCCTGGGTTTATCAATAGCTGAATGCCAAGAAAATTCTGTGTTGAATCGTTTTTTTGAAACGACCAAGTTCATACTATCTCTAACTTCTAAACCAAACTTGGCAATGAAATCCCCATCACCCTCAAAACCATCTACATTATCAATATACATTTCAATAGTAGAATAACCACTAGCCCCGGAAACCGTGGCACCGTAACTAGATAAAGGATCCTCACCATACAACAAATCTTCATTCACTAAAACTCTAGGAATGTAATTAAAATCCCGACCATACATTTTGATAGCTTCTATCGTTAAATCTTCAACGACATCTTGCTCCCCAGCTGTATTATTTGTAAAGAAAGGATTGGTAGTCATAAATTATCATCCCACAAAGAATTGTGGTGGTTCTTCCCATTTCAGTTGGATTTCTTCCTCAATTTTTTGTACTTCTTCATTTCCCTCGTCAAATATTTGCTGACCGTTGAGTTCCACACCCCCGACCATCTGAATACCCCCAAATTTCTTTAGGTTCATTCCCCATTGCCGTTTAATCAATGCGGTACAGTATCGTTTCAATAACATATCATTATACACTTCGGAATAAACCGTGGGATCAATAATTTTGTATGCCTCAAAAACAAGATAATCACCAACTTTCACATCTTGTGTCCAGTCCATTTCAATATACAATTTATTGTTTGTTCGGGAATATCTAATACTCTTTTCAGGATTTATCATATCCTCTGATAATTCCAAATTTCTTTGTGCTAAATCATATCCAAACAATCCACCATTAGCACCAATACCACCAAAAGCAGCACCCCGAATTTGATTTCTACTGTGCAACAAACTATTTGACCCACCCTGAAGTTGCAACAACCGGGTTATATTAATAATATTTGTGCCAGAAGGATCATAAGCTGTAATGCCTTGGGTTGTTTGTGTTACGGTGGACCCAATACCCAAACCAGTAAATGCTGATTGTGCCAACAACCCTACATCCGATCCAGCCCAATTACCTTTAAATTCAACACTAAATCCGGCCGCAGTAGAACCAGAAACAGATATGTCCCCGGCAGAGAAAGAAGAAATACCTAAAATATGGGTTTGCACCTGTGAAGCCGTACTCTGGGACAATGTAATACCAGGTGCGGTACTGGGATTACTATTAAACGATAAAGTGTAATACCACGGGCCGCCAACTTCTGCAACTTCCGTTATTTTTTGTATCTCATTTGTTCCTTTTGTTAAATCAATATATTGATTAGTAATATCAGTACTGGTAACAAGATGTGAAATAACAAGTCGTTCTAATCCATCAAAATGGTACTCATTAAAAAATTGAATAGCATCCTGTATTCGTGCTGCCGTCTGTTCGGTTGCACAATTAATTTCAATGACAGGTTTACCCAATCGCCTTAGGCAATATTCAGTTAATTCTGCTTCTGTTGTGGGTTTTTCAAAGGACATACGGTTCCAAACTCCTATACTCTAGTTCTATATGTATAGAAAAAAGGGAAACCGCTATTTTTTCTTTTTTTCTATCTTGTCGGCTTTTGATTGTCGGTCGACCTGTTTTAAATCGTTTCGTTTGCGAATGTATTTGTCACCTTCTTTCCAGACAGGATCCATAGTAATACTTCTCCTACGACCATCAATAGACTCTTTTGCACTTCTCCGAATACCCTTTATGTAGGTTTGAGAAATGCAATTCTTGGGTAATTTGTACTTCGGAAATACACTTTTAAATATTTCCAGTGAAAATACTTCACCGTTGATTTTAATTTCATCACCATTATGTTCAAAAGTTTGTTGTTTTTTCATAATTATCCATCGGAACCATTATATTCACTATCTAAATTATAGTTTGCGATCCATCCACCATCCCATGAAGCGTTGGCGCCTGAAATTGTAATTGGTTGTCTTGCAACCACAACATACTTCCAATCTTCATACGGATCACTTCCAGATCGTTCTTGCCAGTCCAATTTAACATCTTCAAAAAAAGGATTATTTGTAAAGAAATTACCATTAAATCTACTGTTACAAGTGAAACCTTCAGCCGCAGTAACAACAGGTTTACTTCGCAAAGGAATTATTAATTCAATACCATCATAATAATTGTGCCATTTTGGTCCAGTATAATCAGGTTCCCATCCTGTAATTACCGCACCATTACCACCACCAACATAACCAGACCACACACTATTAACTATTTGATAATATCGCTTACATAATTGGTATTCTAAACTCTTTGTCTTTTTTTCATAATCAGTTCCATTATTATCATTTTCAATTTGAACATTTGCCAAATCAATAGCTGTTAATCTATCAGCACCAAGTACATTATCATTTTCAATTTCAAATTCAAGTCTAGTATATCCAATAGAACTACTTGCCCCAGTCATTTTTCCTAATAAATTTGCCAAAGTAAAAGTTGTTTCATAAGCGGACCAAGTATTAGAAAGAGTAATTTTGTTCGTATAAATTACCGGGTCAGATTGACCACCACCAGTTCCAAAATTTTGAACTAAATTAATATTAATACTTCCTGTGCTCCCACTGGCTGGAGCACCTTTAGCCTGAAAGGAAACCGTTACCGGACCAGGACCCAATAACCTAACATCTTCAATATATTGACGAACACCAGAAACTATTGAATTTGGCAGACCAGCAACACTAATGCCAGCTGTTTCTGCATGAAGATAATATGTAGGTTCGTTATTAATACCTAAAGTTCCTAAAGGCATATTATTTCGTTACCACCATTATAAGTCCAAGTTCCTGTTGTAACTACAGGTTCACGAACATTTGTATAAACTTGCCATCGGTCAGATGTATATTTAGGATCGGCGGCCGATGTCGTTCCCGGGATATTAGTACCCGCAAAGCTTGTTCCTCGCTGCCATATTCCAAAATCACCATTTATGATTTTGTTTTTAAACCCAGCTAAAGGGGCGATTGCTTCTAATGATATTGCACTTGAATTAGCCATTAAATATTATTCCTTAAGATTTCAGTGTAACAACACTAAATTGAAAATCTTGTCCGTTCGTTACACCAGCAATAGATAATTGAATCCTATCACCAATCAAATAACTGTTTGTTGCCGTAGCACTTGTTACCAATGGAGTTCGAGACACACTCACCGCTGTTAATCCGGGTGCATAACCAACTGCGGTACCCAATGCTGTTACTCCGTGAGGGCCAATCCATAAGGATGCAGATGCACCACCAGCCCGACTAGTAACAGAAAACTTCTTTATAACCCCCGCATGATCGGCATAATCAGTTAGTGTATATTCACGGTTCGTTATTGTTCCTACAAGTTCACCACTCCATCCAGACGATTTTAATGTATCATCAACAGTGAAATCAACAATTGTAGCGTTTGTTGTGGCTTTCGCTAAAATAATGTAATTTGTAATCAAATACGGTACTTGGTATTCTGTTATAGCACCGCCATCAGTACCGTCAATAACACCACCACCATAACCTATTGAACTTGCCCCACCGGTACCGGATGCCCCGGCCGGGGATCCTTCAACAACCCCTTGTCCTAGTGGTACTCTACCTCGCATATCTGGGACGACAAAAGAATTTCCTCCATCAGCAGAACCAAATGCGTATCCAATAACATTATACAAATCAACATATGCTGGCGCCGTAATTGAATAAGTTGCCCCATTACACGGAACCCAGTTTGATGGTGTTTTGGAATCTGCCCCACCGAAAGGCATAATAGTACCTACTGGCTGGATGTTTCTTACATCAACAACATCTTCCCCACCAATAAGAGTACCACGATAATTTATCACCTGTGCAAAAGGAACAGAACCGATAGCACCATGCCAAACAATAATAGGTTTAATAATTTGCCCGGGAGATGATGGGGGAATAGCAGATAAATTACCTGCACTTGTAGCCGANNAAAACATAACCGAATTATTATTACCCACAGCACTTATAGAATCTATGAACCATGTAAAGTCCATTGCCGATAAATCAATTTCACCTTCAAAAATTACTACAAAAGAATTTGTTGTAGCACTCTCAACAACACCAACACTTTCAGCATTTTCCGCGGAATCGGCTTGTGCTTTTACCCAAATACCTTTAAGTTGACCATCAATATTAATTCTAACCACATCACCGGCCAAAAATCCATGACCATTCTGTGTTATTGTATCACGAATAGCTCGGTCATCTGATTTTCCTGTTATAGATAGAGCACTATTACCCATTATTATTAATCCTTAGTTTGAACTATATTAAAGAACGCTGTCCAATTGATAGTTTGTCCATTAATACCAGTACCTTTGGCGTCCAAAGTTGTTGAACTCTGGGCAATTGTAAAGTTCCATCCGAAATCTGTTCCCCCAAGTAATGTTACTGTTGAAGCAGTAAGGCTGACAGTTCCGGCATTATTATTTATCAAGCCTTCAAATTTCCACCCAGCATATGTGGCCCCACCCGGAGATTTAGCAGAAGCCTGTCCATCAAATGACCATGTAGAATTATCCGGAATAATTAATTGGTTAACCCCGTCATTTATTGCGGCATCGGTTGTTAGTATTGTTGGGCTACCAGTAGTTGTTTGAACACCAACAATATCATGTCGGGTACTATGATTTGTTCCAATAGAAAAAGTTTCGGTTGAAAGAGGATCAGGAACAATATTACCAATGTAATTAACTACTAATGCTTTATCATTATCAATAGCCACAAACATAGGTTTTCTAATATGACCAACAGTTGTGACTGGGCTACTTGTAATATCACCTGAAGTTGCATCAGATAAGAAATATACCTGACCGGCACTTAGTCTTGGTGAACTATCTACACCCGCACTAAAACCACCAATTTCACCAGATAAAACTAGTTCAAATCTATCAACATCAACAATATTTGTTCTATCTACAATTCCAATTGCTTCACTGGTAATAATACTATTTGCGTTTGCGGCTTGATAATTTGTGCCATCGTGGTAAATAACAGTACCATGAGTAAAACCATGTGCGATTTTATCAATTAGCTTTCGGTTTGTGCCTGTATGAATACGAACGAACCCATCCGAATGAATCTTAAACGCATCAGTTGCCCCGACGGCATTTTGTTTATATGAAACAACAACATCGCCTGTTCCATCAGCAACAGCAATTTGGAACCCGGAACCTGCGGAAGCAGATTTTACGGAAAAAATGTCGTCTTGAGGAATAATTGATTTGCCAGAAGCAAGAGAAACATTTTCAGAAGATACCCAAGCAAGTTCGGGTTCTCTCCAAAGCCACGATTTATCACCATCGGAACCGAGGAGAATAATTCCTCCACCGCCAGCAGCTTCAATAGCACCATCTGATGCCCCAGCATCCCCCGTACCACCGGATCCACTAACCGACCCTAGTTGAATCTGGAAATCATCAATCATTACAGTTGTTGATTCAATTATCGTGTTTGTTCCGGTGAAGAAAACATCACCCGTAAAATTGTGTGTTCCTGTTACTACTTCGGGTAATTGGAAACTCAAAGTCAATGTACCNTTTTGAACACCACCNCGGGNAATAGAAATTCCTGATCCTGCACCAGTCCCACCCGTCGCGGTTACATCATAAACCTCAAGAGGATTTAAAGCACTAATAATTTCGTTAGTGCTTGTATA